ATGCAACAAAATGCAATTTTAATACATCATACAAACTGAAAGAAATTGTTGATGATTATTATACAATCAAAAATGAATGGAAAGAGTTCTTACTCGATGCTTATCAAGCGTGTAAGGATGCTTTGAAAACAGTTCTTTTTAAAATAAAGAATTATGTTTTCAATGTTGAACATTTAATGATGATTTGTACAGTTGGAGGAGCAGGTTACATGGGTTATAAGGCTTATTGCGCTTCATTGGCCAAAGATAAAATAACACAGAGTATGTCTGGTGACGTTTCTACTCACAAATATCGTGAAGATAGAAAGCCATTAAACAGATATACTATGGGAATTAGTGATAATATTCAAGATTTATGTGTTGTCGCACAGAGAAATATGTGTGAGATAACTACTATCATTCCAACAGAAGATGGTAGGCTGATCACACAAACTATGTGGGGAGTTTTTATTGGTGGTTCATTAATGGTTACTCCAAAACATTTGTGGAAACGTGGTAATTCATCAGTTAAGAATGGTGACAAGATTATTATTTCTAGTAAGGGACAAAAGTATCATATCACTTATAGTGATAGTGATATCTATTTTGATCCAGATAGAGATATTGCTTGCCTCAATACTTGTGGTAAATTACCAAATTTAAAATCAATTGAACATCTATTGATGGACGAGACCACTAAGGTTTATAATGAGGATAATAACGGATTTCTTATAATTCCAGTTGGTGAGACTATTGTAACTCATAATATCAATGCTTACATTAGAAATGCACCATACATTGATAACTTCGGTGGTAGATATGAGGGTAAAGAAATTTGGCAATATAATATTAAGACCATGCAAGGAGACTGTGGATCAATAATGGTTCTCAGTTCAGGAGGTAAGGTTACTATTTGTGGTTTGCATGTTGCAGGAGATATGTATACAGGTAACTCTGAAATCCTAGATAAGTTATTTGTTAACGAAGCTAAGAATTTTTTCACAAGAAAAACTCAAGGTTTTGCTACAGATGCTATCTTAGAAGATGAGGAGTTTTTTGATGCTGTATCTGATTTAGATGAAGGATTTATCTTTCTAGGTAAGACTATTAATGCGCCATTCCAGAGTGTTAAGACATCCATAGTTAGAAGTCCATTCTATGAAGTTTTACAACCACATACCTCCGAACCTGCAGTGTTACAACCATCTGATCCAAGAATGGATGGTATTACGTCACCAATGCTTACTTCAATCAGAAAGTATGGCGACTATGTAGCACCATTTGATGAAGAGTTGCTTAATAAAGCATTCAATATCGTAAAAACATTTTACGATCCCATGAGATTAAACAAGTTTACTGTCGATTCTCATACTGATGCTATTAACAGCAAAAATACGCCATTCTTGGAGAAATTGGATATATCCACTTCAGCAGGATATCCATGGTCAGTATTGCGTAAAAATAAGAAGAGTCTAATTGATAATAATGATGGTGTCTTGAGTATTAAGGAGGAATTACAAAATAAACTTAATACATGTGAAAATCTATTGGATAAGAAAACTATGTTTCCATACACTTTAACAACAACACTAAAGGATGAGAGAGTAGGTTTGGCCAAGATTAAGATCGGTAAGACTAGAACTTTCATGAATTTTCCCGTTGAATATACCATATTAATGAGAAAGTATTTTGATAGTTTTATTGATGCTGAGACACAATATGCTAGAGAGATAGGAACAACTGTGGGAGTCAATATCTACAGTTCAAATTGGGATTCACTATATGTAGAATTATCTAAGTTTGATTACCATTTAGATGGTGATTATAAAGCTTTTGATGGTACTATTAGACCTGAATTCTTTAGATACTACACACGTCTCGTTAATAGTATGTACAACGATGCTTACTATAACCACAGAACCTTGTTAGTTAATGGTTGTTGTTTTGCACCAATTTTTGTCTTAGATAAGGTGTATATGAAATTGAAAGGAAATCCATCCGGATCTAGAATAACAACTTCTTTTAATAGTTTTACTAATAGAATGTACGTTGTTATGAGCATTTTAAACAGAATACCTTCTGTTTATCATACACCAGAGTTTTTCAAGACTAATATGAAAATGTATGCACATGGAGACGATCATTTAATCGGATTTTCTCAGTTGTTACAAAGATACTGGGATGGCTTGGCTCTTGAAGAATTTATGGGAAAGCACCATATTGGTTATACTTCATCAAAGAAGGATCAACCATTGGTTCCCTTCTGTAAATTAAGTGAGTGTTTTTACCTGAAATCACATTTTGTGTTCAATGGTAAGAAAATTATGTGTGGTTTGGATAAATCAGTTATTCAAGAGATGGTATCTTGGCAAAGAGACCATTCATTAACTAGTACGAAAATGATCTTACAAACTGCCTTGAGATATGCTTATTTCTGGGGTTTCGAATATTTCCAAGATATTCGAAAGAAATTACTAGATCACTGTAAGGTAAGAAAGATACAAATGGATTTACCATACTTTGAAGATTTAGAGAATGAATATGAATATAATGGTCAAATGGAATTTAATTACACTAAATTCTAAGGTTGATAGACCTAACTATCACAGTTTGAAGGAACTTAAATTCTTCACAAAGAAGATACTTAAATGACACTTCTTTACAATTAACATAATTAAATATGAAAGATTTTACAAAACAAAACCAGGTTTTAGAAAACCCGGGAATACAAAATTCAAACACACTTAACACAACAGAAGTTGGAGAAGACACTTTACTAACCAACAGATCACTAGAACCAGTACTTGATAAAACTGGAACTGTATATTCAACACAAAACAATGTACAAGTATCAGATATATCTAGAGTCAAAGATTCCACTGATTTGATGGAGGTTGATTGGAACTACAAAAATACAACTTCGAAGCCATTTTTACAACAACATGCTAATTGGGCGAGTTCAGTATCAGCTGGTACTCATCTTATTGAGTATAAGTTTCCATATGATTATTTTTCATCTAATCATGTTCTCAAAACAATTGGAAATACGTTTTTGTCAATGAGGGGTGATTTACATTTTATAGTTACAGTCCAAGGCTCTCCAGTCTTATCAGGAGCTCTTATTATACATCCAGTTTATAAGTTGAATAATAATATCACTACCCATCCTACAAATGGTGTGCACTCTTGGTTCTTTAGACAACATGCTATATTAGATGTTTCTGATAATTCTTCAACAGTGGATCTTGTAGTACCTTATCGGTATTATAGAAACGGCGTTGATCCATTTGATGAAATAACTTCAGTTTTTGTCACTGTTTTGGTACCTTTACAAGGTATTTCAAACGTGTCAATC